ACAAATGTAATACCAATAAGACGCATCGTCTTTTAGGTAAGCAGCAAAAACCGCATCTGCCGCGGCGGCGGTGAAAGTACTTTCTCTGTAATCGTAGGTTAGCGCATCAGTGTTTGTTACGTTTGCTACAGCAACGTAACTCCCTTGAGGGCCGTAACCGGAGCTGGTAGAGTTACCCGCAAACATAAATACTGCATCCTGACCCGGGATTTGATGCGTAAAAGATAGTTTTGCGTTCAAGTTCAACGTAGTGGTGCTTGGATCACCCCAAGCATAGGGAAGGTCAATAGGGTCAGGAGCGTGAGTCAAAGACTTTAGATATTCGTCCTGAATACCTTCTGGAGTTGCATAATCTTCTGTCGCGGTCCGAACTCTAGGGCAATGAACATTCCAAGGGACAAGCCTCGAATTGCCCTCAGAGTCAACCCCAAGAAAAATCTGCGTACCCTGATCTAACTCAAAGTTCGGCAGGCTCACTGCTTTCTTTTTTATTGCTTTCTTTGCTGAACCTGATCCTAAAACTGCCATATCTTATACCTCGAACCAGCCGACAGTTGCGTCGACGTATATTAGTTGTGTTGAATTTCCTGTGGGAAGGGAGCCATCTTCAGCAGCAGAGTTAATGTTTTCTCCGTTACGACCAACTGTAACCAACCCGGCACCCGCAGAAGACAAAGTTACAGAGTCTCCACTAGAAGGTGAAGCCGGTAATGCAATAGTAAATGGTGACGCACTGTTACAAATGATTTGGTCACCTGCAACAGCCGTATAAGTAGTAGTTTTGATGGACCACGACGACCCGGTTAGGCTGTTTAGTTTAGAGTGGTCCGCATCAGTAAACACATTGCTGTCTGTAGCTGCGTCTACTGCGGCACGTATCTCCGCGTCGGTTTGATCCGCTGTAGCGCCGTCTTCTACGTTAAGTAGCGTTCTAACACTAGCGGGTGTCAATTCTTCTGAATCACCGGAACCCGCCGTTGTCCTACCTAAGATAGTGCTGGTGGCAACGTTTGATACTACGTCAACAGCATGGTCTAAGTCGCTAATTTGAGACTCAGTAATCGACAACGCTGCTTCGTGCTGAGTAACGCTAGACTCCGATACGTTGCCTGCGTTTATGTCTGTGGCACCTTGGTCTGCCGTCCAGTCGATGTGCTCGTTGGCTACAAACCCTTGGAAGCTGTCGTGGTCTAGCGAAGCCTGCATGTACCCGCCAAGTACAGAAACGTCTGTCCGCTTAAGCGCACCGCTGTCGTTGAGTAGTAGTTCGTCAGCGTCGACTATGCCTGTCGTTAGCGCAGTCCTGTTCGTAATAGCAGAAACAGTAAGTGTCGTAGCTCCGTCACTACTGGACGTAACTTCTCCCGTATGGTCTGGGTGACTGTAGTTGTTTGCGTTTGCTACTATACCGTTAAGTTTTGAATGGTCTGCGTCAGTAAACACATTGCTGTCGGTGGCTGCTTCTACAGCCGCTCTGATTTCAGCATCAGACTGATCAGCTGTGGCATTGGTTTCACCCGTGTACCCCAAATCAGCCAGAGTAAGCGTCCGAGTCGCTACCGCACCATTGGCGTCTGTGACGTGCCCTGATGCGTCTGTCGTAACATTGATGTCAACGTCAGACACAATGGTCGCACCCGAGAGGAGGCCAGTATCAACATTGATATCATCCCCATTGTATGAGGGATGAGTGTAATCATTAGCCGTTGCAGAACCTGTATAGCCAAGATTAGCGAGTGTCATCGTCCGCTTGGTCATAGCCGTGATGTGGCCTTCAGAATTTGTCTGAAGCGTATCCAAGACATCCGCACCTGATGTATCCAAGTTAGTTACTGAATTGATCGGGTGCGTGTAATCATTTGCTGTTGCTGAGCCTGTATAACCAAGGTTAGCCAGTGTCATGGTACGTTTGGACATCAATGTAATGTGCCCAGTAGAGTCTGTGTTTAAGACATCCAGTACCTCTGCATTAGCAGTATTGATATTCGTCGTTACGTTGCTTGGATGCGTGTAATTGTTATACGGACCCAAGTCACTTATCTGACTCTCCGTAATACTCAGCGCAGCTTGATGAGCGGTGACTGCTCCTTCATGAATGGAGCCACCAGTGATGCTCACAGAGTTTGAATTCTGTGTAGCGATCGTACCCAGTTCACTGGTTGTCAGCGTCGTGTTAATCCAGACAGCTGCACCTGTGGAAGCGTCCACACAGCGATAAGCTTCATCGCCCGTTGTGTCAATCCAAACAGAGCCGACTGCAAACGCACCGTTGCCGCCTGTGTTCGCGCCGTCGTCGTCTGCATCTGGCGCTGCCGTAGCGTCAAACTTACTTGGTGCTGTGTTGTTAAGTTTTGTTTGTACTGCTGTCGCCAGCATTGCCTCGTCAACAGCGTTAGTCTGAATGGTTAAAGCCCCATCCCCGCTAGAGACAACATCCCCGCTATGGTTGGGGTGCGAGTAGTTGTTCGCGCTTGTGGCAACTCCGTCTAGCTTAGTCCAGTCTCCCGAAGACATAACCCCCGCAAAAGACCCAGTCGCTGCAGTCAGCGTTGCGTTGTCTCCCGCAGTGTTAGTAATAGGAACGGTAGTTGTGGTTCTCGTACCCTGTGCAAGATCAACGTCGCCTGACTGTAGCGCGCTATCTGCAGTTGACCCCTGCGCAGCCGTAGCCAGTCCCGCCTCCGCTGGCGTTTGGTTCTTCCATGTATTGTCGCCTGAGTTATAGGCCAACACTTCGTTATCAGCAGGAGTAGCGATAGTGACGTTGCCCAAGTCGGTCAGACCTTCGCCGGTTATATCCTGTAGCGCAGAATCTGCTAAAGCACCTTGGGCTGACGACGCTGCGTCGGTAATGCCATACCCTGCGAGAGTCGTTGGTGTGCCGGAAGTAATGTCCGTCCACGCCCAGTTGAGTGCGGCAGTCTCCGTCTTTGTGTAGGCGTTGGTGATACCGTAACCAGCGACAGTCGTCGGCTTACCCGAAACAATATCGCCCCAGTCCCACGTTAGCGCATCAGCCTCCGTCTTTGTGTAGGCGTTGGTGATACCGTAACCAGAAATCGTAGTCGGCTTGCTGGTGATGTCAGTCGCCCAGTCCCACGTCAGTGCGTCGACTTGGGTCTGTGTGTACGTCAGTGCGTCGACTTGGGTCTGTGTGTACGTATTCACAGTCAAGAGTACGTCGGTTATTCCGTAACCATCCCGCGTGGTTGGCGTAGTAGAAACGTCAGACCAAGGCAGCGTACCGCTAAGCGACGCACCAGTAATCGCACCAGTGGCGTCTATAGAAGCAACAGGCGTTGTACCGCCAATGGTCGTGCCTGCACCGTCAATCGTACCGCCAGTGATGGCGACGTTATCAGGGGGTGATATGGTAGCACTGGTTATTCGTGCCTCGAACGGGGTGTTGTTGCCCCACGCGAAACCTGTCGTACCCTCTTGGGCGCGCACGATGGTCAGAATATTACCGGCTACGTTCGTTACCTGTACGATTTCCCAGCTATCTTCATCGCCGTTGCCGTCGAACCCAACGAACGTAGCTAAGTAATAGTCTGTACCGGGATCAGGAAAGTCAGCCGCGCTAACCAGCGTCACAGAAGTTGCGACGTTAGTAATAGCGCCGTTTGTGACTCCTACCGCGTTGTTTACAAGTATCTGGCCCATGCGTTAAATCTCTTTTATCTTAAAGATGACTTCGTCCTGAAGCTGACGGCCATCAGCGGTGTCGACGTCGAGAGTTACTTTGTATTTAACGCCTGCAGTGCCACCAGACACCCAGAACTTAACACGAGGGTCAAACACACCGATTGTGTCCACAGTAAGCCCGACAGGGTCTACGGATTCAAGAACCGCAGTCTGCACATTGTCGCCATCAGTAAGAAAGTCACCATAGTCAATAGTGTAAGAAAGCCGTTCTGCTGGCTGCTGTGTGACTGTACCTAACTTCATGCGGCTCTCCTAAACACAAACTCTTGTACCGGCCTAACTAGCTCGGATGTGTAAGGTGGACGGATGAAGGTACGCTCTGGTGGGTCAACAGATTCCGCATTCACTACCTCTAGCGTGTCTACCGCTAAACTTCCAGATAGGATGGTCGTTGGGAACACCTGCAGATATACCGCTCCACTACCTGCTATTGTACAATTTGCAGAGTTATCTACAAGCGAGGTTGTTGACAGAGTACGTAAGGCCGTGGAAGTAGTAGACACAGTCACTGTCGCCGGGTCAGCCTCAGCTATGAGTATACGTTCAGATGTGGCCGTAGCCGACCCTGCGACGCTCAGCGTAGAAGTTACAGGTAAAACGCGAGTCGCTATAGGCACTACCACAGCAGAGAAAGGCGCTGTTATGCCTGTCGCCACTGTTGTGCGCGTAGTAATTGTGTTCGTAACATCGAGAGTCACCGCCAAGGTAGACACGCCTGCCTGAGTAATCGTAGCCTCGGTAAGCGTCACGCTACTGCTACCGCCTATTGGCGAAGAAGAGTACTGCGTAACATACATGTCAGCGGTGGATTCGAGCGACATAGCTGCATCAGCCTGTGCCTCCCGGCGCATTTTCGCTTCTGACATGTTGAATGTGACACTGGAACTACCTGTCGCAGTGGTGTACGTGGTTCGCGTTGGCGTGGCTGTCATTGCAACGCTGCATACGACGTCGTCGGGGTCTAGCAGGCTAGACAACAGAGGGTCGACTGTAAACGTCGCCGCTGCAGCCGGTGTTGACAGTGCCGCTTGGGTTCTAGTGCTGTCTGCGACGGATATCCCAACAGCGTCTATTACGATAATAGCTGTAATAGTCTTGTAGTTTAGGACCAGACTATTGTCAGTCGTTACTGACGCTGCGACGTTAATAGTCGCAAACGAATCATATATAGTATCTACGCCTGATTCTGCGTAGACGTTGGCTGTTACAACAATACCTACGGTACTCGTAGCTGTCCTGTCGCCTTCTACTGCAGGTATAGCGACAGCCCCTGAAGGGGTCGCTGTAGGGTGCTGAGTTAGTGTGGCGTCGGCGGTTATTGCTACGCCGACAGGCTCTATGTCAGAGTCCCCGATTTCTTCAGAGGGTATCGCGACTATCCCGCAGGATACCTCTATATCGGCCGCGCCGTACGTGTCCCGAAGGATGAACGCGGATATGGTGACTGTAGAATCAAGGTCTGCGGATACAGCGTGTTTCTTCCACGCTGTAGCGTACAGCCCACCAGCAGGTGTAATTGTTGCCAACGGCCCGTGTGTGAACGTCTGCTGTGCGGTTATCTCAACCGCGCCAGATACGGCAGCTGAGCCGGTTACAACAAACCCGATATTAGCAAGCGTAAGCCCTACGGTAACACTTATGGATGCTTCCGCAGATATGTAAATGGGAGCAGAAGCACCATTCGCAACTGCACCGTTTGGTACGAAGAAGTTCATGCTACTCTGCCCGGTCGACTAAATTAGTCGAATGTTACAGTTATTGCTCCGATACCGAATGACAGCACGTCCCCCTGCAGCAGCGTTTTAGACGATGCTAGTGGGGCGTGAAACAACAGGTTACCTGTCGTAATCGCATCGAACACACCAATGTGTGTACAGGTGATTGACGAAGCACCATCGTTAGATGGGAACGTAATAACCTTTGCGTTTTGGGTTGTGCCGTCAGTCGCGCCCGGTGCATCCCAGCCAGTCTCTTTGCCAGCGCCGCCAGCAGCATCTTGACGCGCGTATGTCGTCCATGTCGAGGCAGGGTTAACTTCAGTACCGGAACCTGCATCAGTCGGGTCAGACTCGAACAAACCGATGTAGATTGTAGATGGGGCAGAGTACGCGGGAGTACGGAAGATGTGGTTAACCAACTGTACCTCAAGATAATCTGAAAACTTACTCATGGATATCTCCTAGAAGATTTAAGGCGCGTTAGGTGCAGGCGCGTTCGGGTTAGTAGGTGATTTAGGACCAGCTTGTATGGTAGCCGAAATCTCAATACCGAGGGCATTTGCAAAAGTGCCATAGTGCGCTTGGGCGCGTTGAGCATTCCCGGCGTACTCGCTGTCCTTCGTATAGGCTCGATATAGAATGTAGTCCTGAATCACGTTTCCGTAGATATCAGGTACGTCGATGTCACCAGTGACATCATCCCACGTTGCACCATCGCCCGGCTCCGTCACATCTGCAGGGTACACTGAATAGACAATATCCAGCTTTGCAGAAGTCGTAGCAGGCGGGTACACATAGAAAATGCTGCGATCCCGAGGGTCATACATATAATGCAGAATCTCAGCTGCCTGAGTTATGTCATGCCACTCAGGAGTTTGTGCGTCGAGTATTTCTCGATTGACCAGTCGTACTGCACGTTTTGTGCTGACTGTGTTGTTACGCACGATCTCAATAAGTTTGGAACCATCACCGGGTAGTGACTGGCGACTACCAGCTACCAAGGTGATTGTAGAATTTGTAACGAGGGCGTCGGGGCGATACAAAGCAACTTCACGCTGCCCATCGTTTAGATACCTAACCAGTTCATCTACAGGCCATCGTACTGACGAGTTATCCTGCAGTATGTCAACAGCCCGTCTTATAGTGCTTTGTGCCGAAATTGCCATTTTTACCTCACGAAAGGTTGTTGTTTGACGGATGATGAACCGACAACTCGACCCATGTTACCCTCAATTCTAGCGTTATGACACATAGTGTATGCCGCCGCTTTATGTATGCCTGCGGAAACTAAGTCGGAGTATGGTTGGCCCGGCGTGGACTTCAGTCGGTACAGGGCACCGTGAGTCAGCGCTTCGTGCCAATAAACAAATAGGTCGTCGTCTAAGTACTTAGCCCCACGGACAGGTCGCAACACGATAGACATTTCTATCGGGTACACCTTGTCCGGTGCAGGGAACAGGTTGAGCACTACCTCCGACTCGTTCTGCGTTACGTAGAAGTGGGTCGGGATGGTGTCACTGACGTTATCTTTAACCGGCAGCCCGATTGTCGGTAGCGACTTTAGCTTTTTCCCATTAACCGTCACGTATACTACGCGCGAATACTCTTGGTTCGTGGGAATGTCGAAGTCGTACGCCGCTAAACCAGCTTCAGTGTTAACCGAATCCGGCGTGTACCGTATGACAAGCGACTTATCACAAAACTCAATCGCCGCGTCAACGAGCGATTGCTCAGCAAAAGGTGCCGGACAAGAAATTACGTGCGGCAGTATTCGCGGGAAAAAGTCAGCTACAGGCTTCACTTATTCGTCTTCAAGCCCTACGGGTGGCTCTGGCTCTGGCTCCACGCTAACGATAGGTGGGGCAATGCCGACAGCTTCGCCAGCGTTGTGCTCAGCCATAAGTTTTTTACCAAGAGCGTTAAGATCGTACTCACCAGTAACTGCATTCTTCGTAGCCATCCACTCAGCTTTGCCGTTGTACCTGTCCAGCCGTAGCTTATTCAGATGCTCACCGCCACCGAGTAGCTGGCATAGTTCTAAAGGGGTCGTCATTCAGTATCTCCAAAAGCGGGGGGTCGAAACCCCCCACCGGGTTAGACTTCAATCCATGTAAGGCCGTCGGTGCCGAGCTGCATTAACTCAGTAACAGCGCCAGCCGCTACAGCTATTGCAGCATCAATTACTCGACCAGTGCTACAACTAGCGCCTCTGGCTTAACAACCTTTCGACCGTACACGGCCAACCCACGGACAATGTCGCCAAAGTCTGTCTGGTTACGCAGCGGTTCAGTCTTACTGATCGTCATTGCAAAGCTAGTCGCGTGCTTGGTGCCTGCGATCATAGTTCTGCGCTGGTTAGCAGTAGTGGCCCCGCCAGTTGAGGGGTCAGTCAGTCCAGACACAAGGTCTTTGTTGGCGTCGCCGCGTGGCAGGAGGTTAGAGACGTAGACCGTAAAGCGATCCAACATACCGATTTTACCGGTACGGATGGTGCTTGACGCATCTCCGGAGAAGTACGCTTGCGCAATGTCCGAACGCATCAGAATCTGACGGTCGTACGGCGTCATAACTAACCAACGTCCATCTTCCGGTACGTTCTGCTCATCTAACGCAGCAGACATACGCAGGATACACTCAAGCAGGTTGTTAGCCGTGCTGGTGTCAATAGGCGCGGTTAGAATGCCGAGGTCGTAAGCAGCAGACAGTGCGCCAGCAGTAGCGCCGGAGTTAGCTGCAGCCGGGCCTTCAGTGACAAAGCAGTTGAAGAAAAATTCATCTTCGATGTTGATCTTCATTTGCTTCGCAGCATCGTCAGTGAACATGTTCATCAAGTCCATGTCAGCCTGTTGCGCCAGTACGTCGTTCGTCTGAACACTGAAGTACTTCGCCTGATCCACCTGCATGTCTTGGTAGATAGGAGTAGGAACCTCAGTAGTTAGGGTCGAACCGGCACCGGTGTAATCCAGAATCGTGATCGACGGCGCGGTACGGATGCGAATTGTGTCGCCTTTATTCCGCAGCTCACCCTCGTAGTCAGTGTTGGAAATCTCTGACAGCATGGTGTTCTGGTAAAATTTGGCAAGTAGCTTGCCGGACCACAGAGTCGGTATAAACGACCCGGTGTACTCAGGCGACGTAGTGAAGTCACCGTTAGTGGGGAATACAGCCATTGTAGGATGCTCCTGTTAAACGAGTTGGTTACCCCTTCACACGATTCTCTGTGTATGCGGAGTCTATTTCAGCTTCAAGTTTTCTAGCTTCCTCTGTGCGACCGTTTGCGTTTAGCTCCATTACTTTCAGGAACATTTTCCTGACAGCAGCGTCATTGTAAATTTTTCCGTTAACGCTAGGTGCAGTTGTTGCTGCAGTCGATGTAGTGGAAGGTTGAATCTGACTTTCAAGTTCCTTTGAGGGGGTTGGGTCGGGAGTATCAACAGGCTGTTCAGTATCTTTGAACAGTTGAACATAGTGCGCGACGGCTTCTGCGTCGCCTTCTGCGTAGGCATTTTGTGCCGCACCCATTCGTGGGCCTCTGAGTATAGGGTCTACCTCGTTAAGCCACGCAATCCAACTAGGATTGGTGTTGATTTCTTCGAAATCAGGGACTAAACGTGCTAAACGCTGCTCAAAAGATTGAGTGGATACCTTATTTTCGGTCTCGCCCTGCTGTTGTTTCAACATGGCGTTCTCGGCTTCTAAGGCTTCGAACCTCTTAGTGAGGTCGGCGGTCTCCTCGCGTGCAACTTTGCGTTGTACTTCGATCAAGTCCTCGCCAAATTCTTGACGGTCTTCATCAGTGACAAGTGACGTACGTTCGACGGACTGCGGCGTCGGGGCCTGCTCTTGTTGCGTAGTCAAGGCAGTAACTTGAGAGTTCAGGGTTTCAATCTGAGTCTCCAAGTTCTTCACCTGAGAATGCAAGCGAGGCACTTCGGCGTCGTACATACCCTGAAGGGTCTTGTACTTCTGTTTCCAGACAGCGGGGTCGTCGTCAGTACTTGTCGTAGATGGCTTTTCTGGAGCTGGTTCGACTGGTGCTTCGACCGTAGTTTCGGGCGCTTGCACCTCCGGCGTCGGCGTTGCGGATTGCTCTGCTTCTGGCGTCACGACCGAAACCTGTGGCTGACTAGCGTCAGTGGGGGTCTGGTCGCCGTACAGATGCTGCTGAATCGCATCGGCTTGGTCGGATTGTTCTTGAACTTGCTTCGGTAATGCCATCTGTTACTCCTAAAGCTCCAACTCTGTTCAACGCTCCTGTTACGGTGTGCGTATTCCATAATGGTTTGCTGGACTAATCACGGTGTTTCCATCCGTGTTTTTACCTCGTGCGATGTTTCAACCGCGTCGAGGAATGAACGTAGCGCGTAAGCCTGCCCTTGCAGTCTCAACATTCGATCTTTGTCCTCAGTTTCAACCAGAGAGGCTGTAACATCTGAGAGCGCAGAGTCGAACAAATCAACTAAGTGGGGCATCCCCTGCTTACAGTCGACGAGCGACTGTATGTGCTGCGGGTTCGGGTTATGCGTCACGAATAAACTCATGGTGCAAATTTATATCAACCCGAGCACTATCGCAACAAGTTCCTCGTCAGTTGGGTTACGTATTGTCGTTGGAATCATAACGGTCCTAAACGCCATTGAAGCAGCGGTTACAGGGGCGGTTTCCGACCCAGCCATAGGGTCAACTAGCGAACTACTAGCGTTAATGTGTGCACTTACTTCGTCTACTGTTGCCCCTGTAAGCGGTGGTAGCGTCTCAGACGACGTCAACAAGCTAAACTGGGGTAGTGCAAGGACTACACCCTTAGTAAGCTCAGTTACGTTTGTGCCAGCGAATCTGTCTGGCTGGACAACTATTGGCTCTGGGTATATCGGGCGTAGTGCCGGGTCGGAAGGTATGACTATAGCGGGGGGTATGATGTCCCACTTAGCGTAGATTTCTGCGAGTACTTCTGGTGTGACAGCAACCCGCTTAAACGGGCGTACAGTGCCGCCCTCACCTGCGGCTACGAATATACTTGCAGTGCGACCGTGGTGGTTCGACTGAAAATGGTTTGAAGCGAAAAAAGCGCTATTAGCGTGGGCGCTCACGTTACATCGCGTCCGGTAATCGTTCTCCCGCCGTTAGCTGCATCATCGCCTGTCACTCGATCTTTTAGGCCATCAGGGGATTTAATTGTATAAGTCCCGTCTGTCGCCTGTTCCACGTCGCCAGAGGCAACCGCGAGAAGTATCTTGTTAACTTCCTTGAATGTAAACCCGTCGATGTCTTCTGCGAAAAAGTCTACAAGCGTCTTGTTTATCGTTGCATCATCATTGTAATCAGTCCCGGCAACAAGATCACTCTCATTGTTTACTATACATACGCCTCTTAAATGTGCGTCCCCAAGATCGGTACATGACGCACTGACGTTGATCTTTCCTGTGTTGAGTCCTATGGTCATATTCGTGCTGGCTGAGGTAAAGTTACTCAACCTGACACCGCCGTTATAGTTCCGCAGCGTCAAGTCTACTGGCCCTGCTGTCCCATCAAGACTGGGAGACTCGCCCCCCGGCACGAAGGATTGCCCTGAGCTAATGGTTGCCACGCCTCCACTGATAAAGCTAATGGTGTTACCTAGTAAGCACTCGGTGGCTGTTCCGTTGAATGCAGTTATCCCTGCTCCTGCTGCGGTGAAAGTGCAACGCTCCATCTTCAATGAGCCACCAGCTTGGACTCCATCTACAATGCAATCTCTAATAACTACATCGGTCATATCCTGACCGCCCAAATCTATCTCGGCACCTGACCCCTCCCCTTGCCAAATAGTTATCCCCGGTGCTGCGGTGAACACGATGGGCGACCGTAGACGGAACTTAATGAACCCTTTACTCGTGGCTAGGGTCAACGCGTCAGCAAGATTGTCACAAGGTACAGCCTCAGTACCTACAGGAAACGCTGTGCCGGGTAGCCCGTTTATAGCGTCAATCACTATCTGCCCGTTGTACTGGTTCGTTTGGATCAACGCTATCGCTGCAGTAATTGCCTGTGTTACTGGCTGCAAACCAAACACACCGACGGTGTAGGCTCCTGTAGTGGCTAACAGTATCGGCAGTGATGCGTCCTCGGGTGCTAAGTTACCCGACAGATACACAGACTGATCTTCTTCTGTGGTCTTTAGCCTCCAACCCGTATCGTTCCTTAAGAAGAAGTACGCCCCCGCTGTAATGCCGGGGGTCAAGTCGTCACCGCCAATAGTTCTGAACGCTGGCAGATACTTCAGGTTGTCACTTAGGGTAGACCATACCTTCCAATCAGAATAGATATCTTCTACGCCTACAGCTAACGCTCCCGAAACAGGAGCCTCCAGCGTAATGATTTTATTGGGTCCATCAAAGGTAGCCATTACAGATTCTTGTACACCCTGTCTATTCGAGGGGATAGCGGTAAACCCACGTCCCCAGAACTCAAGTCTATAGCATAAAACTCATCTGTCACGTAGCCCAGCGCATGTACGCGAACATCTACACTGGTTGTCACGCTTTCGTTTACCGCCAAAGCGAATGTGCCAGAGACTACAGATTCCGACCCGCCCAACTCAGTCTGTGTGCTTGCATCAAATATCCGAACCTCTGCCCCATTGGGAACGTTCGTCAATGCTAAGGTGGCGTCATCCAGAATCGTGATCGTACCCCCGTTGGAGGCGAAGCACTTAGTTGAATCAATGTTCGACGTTCCCGTATTGATCAAGGTCAGCGTGTCTGCTCCCCTCCACTCAAGATGCAATGTGATCAGAGAATCAAACACCTTCTCGTTCAGGGTCAGCTCAACATCACCACCCCCTGTCTTTGGCTCTATCCGATAAGACAGAGGCCAATCAGGACGTACATCTGCTGTAGCATCCAAGGCAGTCTGCATTGATGCTTCCGTGGCTGTAACAATGATGTCATCCGGCAAGGCTCCCCGTCTAAACAAGATGTCACGAATCTCGGTGGTCTTATCCAACGCACCTGCATTGGTCCCTGCTGAGTTGTCTGACCATGAAGCGAAGTCACTGATGTGTGCATCGTTCATGCCTTGGAACGCAACGTCTGTGCCGCCAATCTCCAAGTTACCCCCAGCCTTATTAAAACTGATATCGCCTGAGTGAGCATCCCATGACCCGGTTCCTAAAGGGTTTCCTGTGGACCCCGGCTGCTCTTCACCATCAATAAATAGGCGTACTTCTTTCGGGCTTTCTGTCAGTGAGTAACGACCGCATATATGGTACGGCCTGCCTGTGGCTAATTTGAAACTTGACCAGCCCTGCGCGTTAATTGCGTTGCCGGGAACGTCAGCTACAGAGAACAATACAACATTGCCAAACCCTACAAAGAAAGCCGCATTCTGAACTCCACCCCCTTCCTCGAACAGACTCCCTAGCGCATGTTGAATCTCGTTTAGCTGCAACCAGAACGCCCATGTTCTTTCACTCGACGTAATCGTGATATTCATATTAGGAGACTGAGCGCACTCGCGTTTGTTCTGATCATTGTCGAAGTTCACGCAATGCGTATTCCCATCAACGATCTCCTGCGTATCGAATGACCATGTACCAACAACGACGGCGATCATGGGGATAGGTGGACCCGTGTATCCGGTATCGGCATAAGTATTGTTCAGCCGCCAGTAATGGTCGGGCTTCAGTATATCAACGACCGTTGTGTGATATGGGAGCAGCCCAACAGATATACCTCCAGAAGCAGGGGCTGACACATCTCCAGTGTCGTTGGTTACGACGACATAAAACACAGCATCAATTCCAAGAGCACCTTGGGTCATGTCTAACTGAATGCTTGTATCTGACCAACTGTCTATAGACTGAGACACCTTAGTTGTACCAGATAAATCGCTCCATATCTCGACCTTGCCGGTTCCTTGAACAGCCTCAAACCCATCGCCTACAACGGTCACATTGGTCACATTCCAGTCATCGTGAGGTGACAGGCTGAGAACTGTGCCTCCTGTCACATGGATGGGCCGAGCTTCATTCAACGCCATCGTATAGGTGTGGTATTCAGGAGTGGTATTCAGCACTGAATGCTGCCAATCAGGAGGGCTGTATGTCTCTACCGTGTCGCGCTCTATGTCTGCTGTAAAATGGTTTCTATGGTCGTTGGCTGTTCCTGCCCAAACCTGAGTTCTTAACGTGAAACCAGTCGGCGCTGCCGCTGACCAGATGTCATCGTGCGTTGCGGCATGAAAACAAATCACGCGAGTATTCGCAGCGATAACCTCAACGCTCGGGTTGGGAGGGTTCGCATCATTCTGAGCGCTTGCATAGGCAGGGCCTTGGAAAGGTGCTACTTGATCAACACCTCGATAAACAAGCAAACTACCGGACATAGGCTCATTCGTACCGCCGCTATTCCAGTCAAACGTAGGGTCAGATTCACTAGCCGAGGTTGCGAATTTCCAATAGATAGAAGTCTCTTGGTCACGTCCACCTGTTGTTCTGTTGTACGTGGCTTGCGTCCAACCATTACTTCCGCCGCCGTCGTCATCCCACGTCTGCTGACCTGTATTCTCTGACTGCTTAACGAACGCAATCATCAGATCATCGGTCGTATGCGTGATCGTGGACATATCAAACGTGATGGTCGTAGCGCCAGAGCTATCTTGAGTCTGGCTATCTATAAACGAAGGAACTGCCATTTACAAACTACCTCTGGTGTCTAACACCCACGCATCATAGGCATCCCACATCTTTCGATACAGAATGCCCTCGGCTATCTCTCTGGTGTCGTAATCCACCAACGTCACTTCAACACAGATACAAATACTGTCGGGTTCATACCTATCATCATCGTCCAAAGCCCTATCCGCCCACTCAGAATAGAGCTTCCCGTTTTCCTCCCAGTGCTTGATATTATTCTTATTCATCACGCAGGATTCCTGTAATTCCTATCAAAGAATTGTGATACCTGTAGCACAACACCCACTGAGGTATCGACACTCTCCAGCCTGATAATATCCTCGGTCAAGGACACGATCATAATGTCCACCGAGTCCACATAGACAAAGGACTCAAACAAACCGTCGGTTACATTCTCCTCCCCGGCCACCTCTGTGGTCGTGCCTGCTTCATATACTCGAACCTCCGTGGGGTTCTGTAGCCCTGATATATCAAGCTGCGTCTCATTCTGGACTGTGATCGTACCACCACCCGTGGTGCTGAATATCGTTGCGTTGCTATTCCTGTCATTCCTCCAGTTCAGTGTCGCTGATCCTGTGTACTGTACGTGAATCGAACTCAGGGGATCAAACGTGATAGCAATAGCAGACAACTCAAAGTCGGTGTCGCCTGTGTTGTTTGCCACCCTGATGGCGCAAGGCACATTACCTTTCAGTCCATTGTCTATCAATTCAAGGGCTGTCTGCATGGCCGACTCTGTGCCTGCGGCTATTGTCTCGGTTGCAAGCACCCCGCCCTCGAACAGTGTCTCTCGTATTTCCGTGTCGGATAGGTCTGCACTGGCCCCGTCGAACGTAGCCCAATGATTATAATACCCCTCATCGGAACCGCTCATCCGAACAGTACCGCCCCCCACACCTTGACTAGCCGTACCTGCGTCACCAAACACAGCAACGCCTCGGGCATCAAGGCTCGCAGTATCTGGTTGTCGGTCAAGAGGGTCGGCGTTGGTCATCTCCACACCATCCACAAACAACTTAACCTCGTTGCCGTTGGAGTTCCCTAGGAAGATACCGCACAGGTGGTACGCACGATTAGGCACCATCTCTGGGCCATACACTTGTAGCCCTGTGGGAAAGTTCGTTGCCTCCACTACTTCGAACACTAAGTTGTTTCCAAAGCCAGCAATGAACTGCCACTTGGTCGTAGTATCACCTTCACCATAGATATGGATTGGCGGTGGTCGGAAGGAGTCAAACATGAACCAGCCACAGACCGCTTTCTGGGTCTGGGCTGAATTGTTAATGTTAGCTGTAGTGGCAAGCGTGACGCGATCACCACGAACAGAGATGCTCCCCTGCGTGTTCGTGGTCATGCAGTTACTTGCGTCCTCTGCAATAGCGGTGCCCGTGTAAAGGACACCACTATCAGTGCCATTCACAGCGCCTATCTCATCCAGAGAATCATCCTCAAAAGGGTAATGGTGATCCGCCCCCAGAGTTGCAATATCGTCACGGTATGCCACCTACAACCCTTCGTGGTTTATGGGTTACTGAAGTTTCTTTCCAATGCCGCAACCAGTGAGGCAGTCAGACCCGTATTGGTGATTGTCCCTGTCGCAATAACGTACTGAGCCAGACTCAAGCCAATAGCAACAATCGTTACTGGTGCATCGGTACTATCAGAACCCGTTCCGCGCTGAAGGTTTTCATCATACGCAAAGTTGTAGTTCTGAGTCGCGCCGGGAATAGCCCCAGAGATGTCAGTCGTCGTATCGTCATCAACAATAATGGCGTCAATCGTGCCGTAGTCTCGACCAGAGTTATCACCAGTGTCATCGTTGGTGAAGAACATGGTGAACACCGCGCCTGCATCGCCTGTCAGGTTAGAGTTGAAGTTCAACGTAACCGTTACAGTCAGCGGGAATGTCTGAGTAACACTTGAGTTATCTACAAACGCTACCCTGTTCTTGTCTGCGCCTGAGAACGAGTCTACCGTCACACCAGTACCACCTGATCCGACAGGGTTAACCGTCAACTCAGAAGTGGTCATCGTGTTACCTGTAGATGCCAGTACCAATAGAGGCTCAGCCAGTCGCCCAATAACATCTGCGCCGAAGCTCAAAGCACCGTCGTTGATATCTGTAGAGTTCAACAGCCTAGCCGCAACGAATGCGTAAATCTGTTCTGCCGAAGCTGCACCGCCGCCATCTACCTGCGTCACCGAAACATCACCGTCAATGATCACACCAAACGCTTTGGTATCACCAAGGACAAAACCATCCCTAGTCTCCGCTACGTTGGTGTAGGCAATACTCATATCGTTGTACGGGGCGATGCCACCGTCAGCGTTAGCCTCCGATACCGCAAGGTCAGTAATAACTGGATCAGCAGCTTCTGAAAGCGGGAAACGATAAACTTGGTTGGTGATAGCTGATACACCAATGGCTGTCGTAGTCGATTGGTCATAGGTCTTACCAAACACTCGGATACGTGGTGTAAACACCTGAGTCCTGTGGTCAATCGCTATAAGAACAGCTGTGTCATCTGCGTTTGTCGTGAACGAAGCAGCACCGAAAGTAAGTGTCAGTGTAGCTACTGCCGTTACAACCTCCGTCACATCGTTAGCACCATCTTCAGCGTTCTGGAATGTTATGCTGTCCCCTACCTTGACACCATCAGCAACCCAGTCTCCTGTTGTGCTAGTCACTGTAGTTGAGGTGGCAAAAGCAATCGTGCCTGCCCCTGACAAATCAATACCAATAACACTGGCTACCGCCTCGTTAGCAGGCCCGTCGAAGGTCGCGTCAACGATGTCTGCGTCAACCAAAGCTGAATCCCAGAAACCGTATGTGAAGTCAGATGCGTCAATGTTACCCAGTGTTACCCAACCAAACCGTTGGTTGATCAGGAAGCCGTTTACATCAACTTCGTCCCAACCAGCAGTACGGATTAGGGCGCGGGTATCAGAAGCACTACTTGTGGCGAGTGTAGATTCCGCCTCATCAATGGGCCTCCATTCGTTGAATTCAAATTGCTCTGGCGTAATAGCAGTCATGGGGAATGGGAACTTGATCAAATCAGCATCGTTCTTCCATTCCTCTTTCATAAAGGAATATAGCGCCTGACCGAGAACACCATCGTTAGTCAACTGCGTGACAGAACCGAAGCCGTTGATCAAAGAGAATATCCTGTTCGTTGTATCGAAGTGGATATTTTTCTCATTGGCGTTTGTACCAAAGATACGCGCAGTAGCACTAGAGCTATCCGTAATGATGTCGGGCGGTGTACCTGTCAAGGCTTGCTTTGTTACTGAAATAGATGAGGTTGTGGGTGACCCTGTTACAAGGTACAACCCGTTGTTACTCACGGTTGTAGCATCTCGCAACTCAATATAGTCGCCAGCAGTTACAGCGGGTAGCGAAGCTGAGCCAGTCATCGTACCTGTAATGGTAGATACCAGCGTGATAACAAAATCACCGGGGGTAGTTATTGCGCCTTGTGACAGGCCATCTGGATCAATTATTTGCGCCATGATTTATTCTCAGTTTAGGTCAATTTTCCGATTTCTAACCCGGTGAAGGTCAGCGATACGCTGCTCCTCCGTAGTTATAGTCGTCCTCAGCTGATCCACTCCCAGTTGACCCGACGAGATCATTGCGTCAATCTCACCTAGGGGCTTGGCCCGAATCTGTTCGTCTGTCCATCCTGCCGTTGTCGGCTCTGGCGGTTTTTGTTGTCTATCAAGGTCTATGTATGTCACGTCGCCGCCCAATTTTCCGTGCTTTTTCTCAAACTCTGCTTGTTCCATACACTTCCCCTTAAATTAACATTATCTGTCGGTCTGGTATAGGCACCTTGAACGGGCCGTTGGTGCTAGTGTACTCCGCGCCCCAGCTACCGACAAACAGTACAGTGTTATTTTTAGATGTATCGTAGATCATGTACCCGGCCGCCGTCATCGACGCTTTCGGCCACTCTACGTCACCCCATGTCAGGTACACGCTACCGTCTGTTTCTTCGCATAGTTCACAGTCGGATAGCTTCATGCCTCCGGACTTGTAGCCGAACCCACTTACCTCGTAGTCGGTCGTATACGCTCTCGTGCCCACACCCAGCTCAGCTTCAGAGCTGAACAAAGCAATTTTGCAAGTGTCGGTCAAAACTGAACGCATGAACAGCGCTTTAGCTGCTTGTGTTACCCCTGTCTCGATCATCCGTTCTGCCCCGTCGAGACATTACGCATGGTATTACCGTCGCGGCCGCCTGCAGGTGAACCGTCGGGGAGAGTCTGGACGCCCTTAGTCCTTGTCGCGCCCGTAACTTGACCCGAATCATCACGGGAGAAGCTGACGTTATCTGGTGCTGCACCTAAAGCCTCCTGCAGCATCTCTAGCTGCTGTTGCTGTTGCTCAATTACCTGTTGCTGTTGCTCAATTACGGTCATCTCTCTACGTGTAGGAACAACTTTGTCTACGTTCATGTTCAAGTTGCTCGCCGCGTCGCGCAGTAGTTCAGCCGCGCCGTTCTGCCCGACAATCTGACTCGCTACCGGGCTGTTCAGAACCAAGTTCAGGAACTCGCTGCGCCGTATAGCCTCAGCCTCTTTCACGACTAGGCTGCTCGCGCCGCGCGCAACAATCTGCACGTCGCCGACTAGGTCAGGGTCTTCGTTGTATCTCAAGTTATCATGGTACAGCCGCTCAATGGCGGGGACGATGACGTTCTTGTCGATGTTGTTTATGACTTGTTTGATGCCCTTGCCAGCGTTGGAGATCATCATGGAGAGACCTGATGATGTCCGTCCCGCGCCGGGCGTGTGTTCACCGGTCATGTATTTCGGAATCATCGTGTCTTCGTCAGCTCGGTCTGCAAATTTCTCAAATACCCCCATCAGCTCCTGTGCGTTGCTGGATGGTTGGAAGAAGTCTATGGGCGGCTCAGTACTATTCATCTCCGCTGATTCAAACTGCCAAATTTTCCATGGGTACAAAGCGGTAATATCTTCGCCGGGTGGCATTCTGCTTACGTTAACACCGACTTGTGGGCCAGATGATATGCCCATGTTATTCGACATCGCGCGCGCGGTGGCGTTGACCATAGCCTGAGAGTCGCGGCACAGATCAGCAACGCCGTTACCGTCGACTGAGCCGGGCTTACTCTCGTAGGACGCAATGTAGTAGGGCTTTCGTGCGACGGGGTCGTAGTTCAACACGGCCTTAATCACTGTGTTGCCTATCAACCAAATTTCACAGGAGTAGCTCAGGTCTTTATCCGGAACATCAGCCTCAGACATACCCCACTCACGTAGCAGAGAGCCGTTGACCTCATCCCACATCTGGAGCGCATCAACCGTGTCTTGAGTGTTGACCGCGTAGTACGGGTTTTTACCCTCCGCATCTGCGACTTCAGTGTCGAGCCACAGCCAGTTGGCTAGGTTCCCACCGCCGAAGTTGGCTAGTACCGACCGTATCGCATCTTCGTTGTATCCGGGAACGCCGATCAGCGCTTGCAGCTCTACGGCTGTCAGCTTGTGTCGCTCGATGACGTAGCCGTCGTTGATGTCCGACGCCCATGGTGCCCAGTACAACATGAATGGGTTTACCCGCTCCCACTCATTACGAATCACGTCTTGTGGTTTAAGCTCTCCATTAACCCACTTCATAACTTTGCGCTTACGCTTCATTGGGCCTTTCAGCGCAGCGAACGGGAACGTGACAATGTCATCGAGAAATTCGTTGAACGCTTTAATCCAGCCGCCTTCTGCGAGCTGGTCTTCCATCTTAAGCTCCATGCGGTCGACTCGTTCCTCAGAGTCCTCTTTCAGCGCACGTTCCGCTTTGTCTTTCATGTCGTCTGCTATCTGCCGTAGCTCCTCTGGGGACGGCATTTCTAACCCCGACGACAGCTGCTCCTGCATTTTCCTAGCTAACTCAGCCTGCAACCCATCTAACAACCCGCCGGGCATCTCCGGTACGGGTGTCGGTTCGATAGACCAAGGCTTGTCGCTGCCATTACCCAACAACGTGTCACGTAACCAGCTTGTGGCTGCGCGGCACTTCACAGACGTTAGCCGCACAAAAATTTCTGAGCCGCCCTGTTGCGCTATCTGGGATTGTATATCGGGATCATATTCGCCGTTGCGCTGTCGCAAGCACTGCAGCATTCGTTCTTCTAACTCGCGTCGGGCGTGGAGTGCGTTCTCCCAACGTCTTCGGACGTGCGACGCAAGCCCTTGAATTTCAGGTTGGGCCTGCAATTCCGCGTTACGTTGCTCAGACTGCCGTTCAAGATCGGATGCGCTTGCAACTGGAATAAGTGCGGCGTATGAATCAGCCATATATGGGCCTCAATGCAGTTATTGCGTAGATTGTAACAACACGCGTCAAGCATACAAGTATTTAGACTGAACAACCTCTCGGCGGGTCGAGCGTTTCTGCACCCCCCTTACCGCCATGTCGATCACGCTATCCGCATATTGGTTCGCGTCGTGGACGTGGGAAAAGCTGTTTTTGTCTGGTGAGTTCTCTAGTTGACCATCGCGTTTCTTCTTGTATCGGTATCCATAAATAAACCCTTTAACCAGTTTGTCACAGCATGGGTCAATAAGATACATCGCCTCACCGTCGACCTGCGTCGCTAACAACCTCTCCACCGCTTGGATTCTGTAGTCTGGTTTGTTCGACGGTGGTTTAACGCACTCATACCCTGCATTACGCAGCGCGTCGACTAACGTCAGCTCGTTGAGCTGCTGTTTCATAAACCCCGCAGGGTCAGGTGCGCATATCAACTCACACCCCGGATAGTGCTCGGCCACGTGCGGCGTGAGTTTCAGCCGGATGAACGTCTCTATCCCCATATTATCCGAGGTAATCTCTGACAGGGTCAGCACCCGCCCACGTGGATCGCGCTGCTTAAACACCGCCGACGGCGTCCGCCCGAAGTCAACCCCTATAATTATTGGGTAGTCAGTCGTTACACTGGCTGCGAGTTTAGTCAGCGGCCCCTTCGCCACATGGAACTCTTTGTTGAACGACTTGTCGTACACCGGGGTGCCAGCCAGTGAGCGGCCGTACCGACAGCGTAAATACACATCGACAAAATCCTGAGACTTACCGGGTATGATATCCGGGTAATACAGCGGGTCTAGGTTGTTGTAGTTGTCCGCTTCCGGATTCACGTACCACTCCGCGTCTTGGGCGTCGGGTATCGCTTCCCCTTCAGGACTTTCCCCGAATTGTGTGTGCCACTCCTCAGCCGAGTACACAGCTGGCGGCTGCATATGGATCGACCAGTTCTTAGGCGGGTTCTCCATCTTGTCAAAGTGCCACGAATCCTGATCGGGCATGTTCGTATCGAATATAGCGCCTGACCTCGACGGGCCGCCGTCCTTACCCGATGGATACCGCCGGAGCCGCATTAACAGGCCATCACAGACATCTGGGTGCAGCTCCCGCCACTCATTACCCCAAAGGAACGTCGCTTCCAGTGATAACGCCTTACGTACGTCATCAGGTGTGTCCAAGGCGATGAACATAAATTCCGCCTTCATTGTCGTGCCGTCCGGAAGCCTTTGATTCACAAAGTACGTTTTGTTCTGCGAGGCGACATACGTGCCCCACTTCCCCGGTGGGAACCAATCAAAGAATGTTTTCATCGTCGTCGACTTCAACTGGTCAGCCGTGTTCCGGACTATGAGCGACCTCGTTTTCCGCTCCCCATCAGCATTCGGCGCTTGCAGCATGGCGAGTTTCATCAGCTCGTGGCTGGCACACACCGATTTCCCCGACCCAACTGGCCCAGCTATAACACGGACATACTTGTTCGACTCCATCATGTCCCACATGGTCTGCGTAGTCTGCATTATGAAGCCTCAAACAAATTTGACGCTGCCGGGGGTAAAATACTCAACGGCTCCACCTCCTCAAACTCCGCGTCTTGGACGTCGACGGTCGTCACTGGAGGGGTCGCAACCCCGAAGTTGTGTACAGCTCCGTCAGGCGCAACGATGTTCAGCACCAATTGCGGCCCGGCTGCTCCAGTTTCGTCGGTTTTCGGCGGTTCGAGTCCGCCGTATTTCACCAGAGTCTTAAAAGCGTCCAGTTGGGTCGACGCCGGAACATCCGCGTCCGCCATCATATGAACCACGTTATGAACGGAGTTTGTTACCGCCGACCGGCAGCGGGAGCGGAACGCCGTGCCGTCGTCGTCCACCACCTGCTGGGCAATTCTCATGCGGCGGGTGAACAGGGGGTCGGTTTCGAGAGCCTGTGCTGTGGCCTCATCAATGTCGTAGTTATCGCATATGTCTACGTACGAGTTTACGCCTACCGCAAGGTCTATGAAAAATTCTTCCGGTAGAGATTCGATGGACAGTGCTGGCAGTTGCGTCGTGTCTGTCACGCTAATTTTTGCCTATGCGACGGGTTTGGAACGAGTGTAACCCATTTTACGATTTTTGGGACAAATATCGGGACAGTTTTTTGGTGATGCGCGCGGCGTACATGAGTTTACGTTATTTTGAAAAAATTCCATTTGGTGTGAGTGCAACGGGTAATGGGTCAAAGCCCCATCACGGCGCGGGGGCCATCCCCCCCTACCCAGTAGACGACGACGCATTACGACCAAACCCCCTTGGTGAGACGACGAGCATGTGCTTCGGCCCCTTGTCCTCTCCGCGAGGATCGACCGCGAGGTCGTGACGAGGCCGAGTTACGCCTGCCCTTGTGAGGATGCTGCGCGATACATAGGCACAGCTACGCCCCATGATCACCGTCCCTACAGGCTAGGTGTACCCGATCATACCGGCGGACACATCCGAGAACCGACCGTCAAAGGTCGGCGTGTGCCTGAGTGTACGCGACGCGATGGGATTGATTCGCGAAAAGCTGCGGAGCCTTGTGCTTAGTGAACGTCAGCGACCCGAGTAATGGCACTGCTATGTCTTGTGAGTAGGGGTGTAATAATCGGGCGGATCAACAATGGGATGATGCCTTGGCACGGCTATGCCCATTGTATTATGGACAAACCCTGCACTGATCCACCGTGTAGGGTTTACTTGTGTCTATTCATCTGAGTAGGTGCAACTAAACCCTAAACTTAAATGCAAGGAGAGCGATATGCTCACTACCCAAGAAATCAACACCAAAATCACGGGTGTCCGTACTTCTGTCTCTAACCTGCGAACTAACATGCAGGTAGTCTTAGTGAATCTGGCTGGACATACTTACGAGCATGGCGACGTGCGTGCAATCAGCGCACTGACTAAACGCCTGCTGGACAACTCACTTCAAGGCGTGGATATCAAGGCTGTTGTCACGTATCTGCGTGACTACTGTTTCGTGCATCCACAGGAAGATGGAACTGTGAAGCTGAACAAGAAAGCTCGCACTGAAGCTGATTTTGCTGATGGCGACGCTGTTGTGCAGCACCTCATGGCTGAAGTACCTGCGTGGTATACGAAGGCGCAAACTGTATCGGACGCATTGAAAGACCTGAACGTGCCGAAAAGCATCCTGCGGATTGCTGAAAATGCAGTCAAGACAGATAAGGCTGGCAACGTAGCGTTCAACCTCGTTTGTTCACCTCGTGAGCTTGATGAGGCGCTCACTACGCTGGCAACTAACCTGAAGATTCGACGCGACAGCGATAACCGTGTCAGCTCGGAGATCAAGGAAGGTCGGCTGATCGAGCAGCGTGAGGAAGGCGTAGCTGTAAACGCCTAAGCGCCAAGTGTGGGGAGTTTCGGCTCCCCTAGCTTGTTTATGTGTACTTATACGAGTAGGCATAAACAAGTTACGCAATACGTAACGCTGTTGGTGTGTAACGCACTTCTGGACAAAAAGCTGGACAGAAATAGCACGTTTTCAAAAGTGTCCCGATATTTGTCCAAGCTACAGGCCACTAGAAATCACACTCTTACTTACTTTAGGACAAAAGGACATTTTTATAGAGAGAGAACGATAATATCTAAGTCACCTAGTGCCTTATTGTGTGAAACGCCACTTCATCATTTAGTGGTTCTTTCCTATATACACCCCCCTTCTCTCCAGATTTCTGTCCATTTGTCCCAAACACGCGTAACACCATGATATATATAAAGAATAACTTGGACAAAAGTGCTGGACAAAAAGCTGGACAGAAATGCACCCGCAAATCTGTCCCAATACGCTATACGTGAGCACACAACCACGTTACGCTACTTGTATATATTTACGTATAGCGTAAACTACACCTACCACAAACTAGTACGGGAGTAACGTACGAGCGAGATATGTTTTCTGGACAAAACGCCCCGACATATGAGTGCCGCGCACCCAGAGTAACAACCCAACCCACCACCAAAAAGGAACGACAATGACAAAGCCAAAGTACAACAAGACACAAGTGAACTTCATCATCTCAAAACTGCGCGAGGCGATCCCGTATTGCCGTCGTGTCGACCAGCGTCAGCCAACCAAAGCAGAGCAGTCTGTGTTGGATCGTGCCGAGGCGATCAGAGTTAAGATCGGTAAGTCTTTGGACGCCGAGTATGCGGCTAGGAACGAGCGTATAGCCAAGCAGCGGGAGTACATTGACGGTGTGGAAGTATCGTTGATGCTCGCTGATGTTGAGTTCGACCTGCCCAAAGCACTCAAGGCGCTGCGAGCAATTAAGTAACGCGCCGTAAACAGGGAGACTCAACCCATGAGTAACGACACATTGCGCCTTACTATCATCGAGGCGGCGGGTGACACGTTCGAGGTCAAAGCGAGCAACCCAGAGGACACAGAGCAACCTGCTATTACACTCGCGTATCTCGATGACGAGGACAGTGCGCGTACATGGTGCGTCACGATGCAGTCGAACGTCCGTGCAGGCGCGACGCCGTTGCAGGCATTACGTCGTACGAGTAGGTTTAGATCACAGCAATAGCAGCACCATAATCACGCTATCTATTCAAATAAGGAGAACGACATGAACGATTTTTGCGAGGAATGTGGCAAGACTCTGCAACTAAACCAACTAAGTGCTGAGGGCTACAGATGCGCCGAGTGTGACCCAACTTGCATTGCAGAAGAAGGTCGTGCGCAGGAGGAGAACGAAGATGAGTAGCAAGGTCAAAGCGATACAAGGACTGGCAACGATAAACGTGTGTGTATTTGAAGATGTAAATGGGAGTTTGACATTCACACTCAACAACACCTACTCAGTGTCTGATTCTGCACAGTTGTGGAGCGCTATGGAGCTGCTAACCAAAAAGAAAAAGGAGAACGAGATATGAATTGGTTTTGGACGTTATTAGACAGATCACTAGACAATCAACGCGAGAACCGCGACCTGTACAAAATAGCAGTGAGCGCCGTCGTGGGATTTTTTACGGTGTCAGTGTCAGTCGGAGGGATGGCAATACTATTCCATTATGGGTGGGTCAAAGAGTTCCTTACGGTATCGGCAGTTGCAGTTATAACACTACTCATAGGTGCGATTGTGTATATACCAGTGAGTGAACAACGGGAAGCCAAGCTGAAGAAAGCGCAAGCAGTGCGTGACAAGTTAGCGCCCACGAATGACGACCCGTTGGATTGGGTATCTTCTCAGACGACAGCAACCCCAACCCCAACCCCCGAGGTGTTCGGAGACGACGACGATAGCTGGCTCGATTGCATGGTTAGCGAACTTGGCTACAACCGATCCAGCGAACACCATGAAACTTTGGAGGTAAGTGATGTACCACTGGAATCACCGAGTAGTTAAGCACCCCGACGGCACACTCGCTATACATGAGGTGCACTATGACGATG